GCTCGAGGACGTGTGGGGGACAGAAACCCGCCCCCCCCCCGCGGTAAACCACGTATTACTCACCAATGCCCGGTTATTAACCACTGACGCCAGGAACTTCGCGTCAGCGGCACTCAGCCACAGGCGCTGTTCCCCGGTCTGCGGGCGGATCATCACACCTGTCGTGGTGATCTGTACCTCTACACGAGGGTTAGACACCTCCACCAACACATCACCCAACGATTCTTCAGAAGCACCCTGGTCCTCGGAAGAGCCTTCAGACGCCGCACCGCTCTTAGCCGTCAAGACACCAGCAAGGTAACGGTAAGCACCACAAACCGCCCGAACATTAGCCAACTGCCGTTCATCCAAATCCTTTTCCGACAGTTGCAGTCCCGCCAAGGTCTCTTTCACCAATGCGTCAAGCCCCTTATCCTCAGGATCTTTCGCACTCTTGTTCTTCACGAAGTCGTGTACACAAGCTTCCCGAAAAGCATCCGCCTCGTCAGCGGTCAAACCCGCCGGGGACACACCCGCAAGAACGTACACGGCCCCATCCAGATCGATATCTGCACCCATCACAATCAACTCCTTTTCTTCATCTCTTTGCTTTACGACGCCGCAACGTCTAGCAACTCAACTGCACGTAAGTACGCCTCACGCCGCCGAAGAATATCGGCAGCCTGAATCACATTGACGCCGCGATAACGAATTCCTTCCAGCTCTGTAGCTGTAACCCCCAAAAAATCGGCCAACTCCTGGTCATTCTTAGCCCCGATACTGTACGCAATCTCATCCAGCGCACCAGGGCGAATCTTTTTAAGCATCTTTCCACCAATTCCATTTTTGAACTTTGACTACATTATGTACTCGCAATTACATATTGTCAAGTGGTCTCTAAAATATCCGCATTTGCGCACGTAAAAGATGAAGTACATAATGGAATCATGAATTTTGATACTTGGTTAAAATCGCTGCCAGGAGCACCGACACCAACTATTGCCGCAAAAAAATCGGGCCTAGCTGCACCAACTCTGCTACGTCACGTAGAACGGGGGCACTCGACCGCCGATAACGTTATAGCGATCGCAAAAGCTTACGGAGTCAGCCCCATCGACGCCCTAGTTGACAACGGAATGCTTGAGCCATCCGACCTCGGTGGCGAGCGATCCCCAATCAAGGCGGCTCTCCGAGATGCCACTATCACTGAGCTACTAGAAACACTTATCGAGCGAGTAAACAACTCGGGCCTAATCGAAGGCAGTTTTGAGATGAGTACCATCGCAGGGCGTAAGCCTAGTGATGGAGTAAATGAACTAAACCCTGAGTCCAAGCCGGATGATCCTTGGGCCGCAGCAGCCACAGTCGGCGGCAAAAGCTCGTGGCGCGGTGATGAAATGGTTGCCGATGACTCGGAGGAAGAAGGCTTCCTAGGTGACGATAATTACAGCGATGGTCCATAATTTTTGTGCTACAACCAGCGGGTTTCCCAATTCGGGACTAGCCTAGATGGCATGGGAATTCTTAGTGTCGGCGGCCCACAGAATATGCTTTCACTCTCTGATAAAAGGCTTGCGCTTGTTTACGCCGCGGCTTTGGAGGTTTTTAAGCGAACCGGCCGCATTACTATCTGCTCTTGGTACGGCGATGAAGAACAATACGCTGCGGTTAGCGCATCTGCTCTCTTTCCGAAATCAATTCCTTTTCCTGGAAGAGCCTACAAGATCAAAGAAGTTGATGATGGCCAATACGTTTTGGTGCTCATTCCTGCTTACAGTACAGAACCGGCACCGGTACCCAAACCTAAAGCCGTCAAGAAAGTCGCTGATCTCGTCGAAAAACATGATTGCTGGCTCATACTAGACAAAAACGACCAAATCATCAGCACCCCCAAAGTCATCGAAGAAATCAAGGCCACTGCTAAGTGCATTGATGGAGTAGCCTACCTCAAGGAACTAAACTCCCAAGAAGAAGCTTAAAGTTCTTACTCGTAAACAAACCCCGGCGCGCTCAGGTGACCGGGGTTGATGTATTTGATAATTATGTGCATGGCCTGTAATCGAATCTTTACCTAAAACCTATATACGAATAAGTCTTTAGCGGGTAGTCTTTTCCTTAAATAATATTCATAAGAACATGAGGGAACGACCATGGCCGGTATTTATGATGCCCGATCCACTAGAGAATGGTGCAATCAAGAAGCCGTAGGCGAGCTTTTTTGCCAGACGGTGCTTAACGATAGCGGAAGAGGTTGCAGCCATGATAACCATGCTTGATTTGGAACAATTAGCAGAAGAGATGGGCGTTATGATAGTTACCCATACCGGTGGCAAGAAGGGTGGCTGGAATCCGGCAACCCGCACCGTCAGCCTTCGGGAGGGCATGCACGAAGTGCAAACATTGTGCACGCTAGCACACGAGCTAGGGCATGCCCACTATAGACACCAGCTTGGCGCAACAGGATTGGCGCGCGAACAACAGGAACGCGAAGCAAACGAATGGGCCGCAATCTTACTCATAGATGAGAATGATTACATGGCGGCCGAAATCAACTGTGACAGTATAAGCTCGATCGCTCACGAGCTGGGCGTGACTATTCTCATGGTGAGGATTTGGAGACAGCTCTACGCCAAAGGAAAGATACCGCAGTACTGCATCCAGGACTAGTGATTCCTCAATTGCTACGAAACCCCGTAACCGAATCTTTACCTAAAACCTATATGCGGAGAACAGTTTAACGGGTAACCTTTCTTAAAGGAAGCTCATAAAAACATGAGGAGACAATCATGCCCAGCATCTATGATGCTCGATCTACCAGGGAATGGTGCGATCAGGAAACCGTAGGTGAGTCCTTTTATCGAACAGCGCTTAACGATATCAGAAAACTTGTTCCACTGAATGAGCATAAAGTTCGCCGGTTTGATGCAACGCTCGTGTTGGAAATGGACAATCCCCATTCCGAAGCCGGTCATGCAATATCTGTCAGATGGCAAGACCGGGTTATTGCTTATATACCCGATTTGGAGACTGATGATTATTTTCCCGAACTGGCACGCCTTGCCGCTAGCGGGTTCGATGCCGGAGTGAGGGGTACTTTGTGGACGAATGAGACACAGCCTAATTTCAATCCCAACGATGTTCACATGTCGGTGCATGTTGGGCCGCAACCACCCGGCATGATCGTGCCTATTAACAATCCTCCTTCACGAAAATGGGCCGCCATCCCCCGGGGACAAGCTAGCCAGGTCACTAAGGAGAAAGACCACCTCGATGTGCTGCAACCATATACGGGGCTAGGCCATAAGAAAACCTACATTCTTGTAACGCTGCACAAGGTGCTTCTTGGTACGCGCACCCGCTGGGCCGGGGTCGAGGTTCGACTAGACGGTAAGCGAATCGGGGAGTTAAGTAAGGCGACTGGGGCAAAATTCCTCCCCATCATTGAGCACTACGATTCCCTGGGGCTCATTACTGTATGCCATGCCTATCTCAGGGAAACTGCCACCTCTGCTGAAGTTGCCCTCAAAGCTGCGACCTTTGAAGAGATAACAGATAAGGATCTATATAATCCCGTTATATGCCCGATCCCGCAGCTGGTGCCTTATGCTTTTGACCCTTACACCTATAATGTTCCCGGACGGTACCGGCCGGAACTCGAAGATGACGCATATAGTGATTGGGAATATGAAGAACCCCATTACCCCAATCCGCAGCGACTGGGATACTACAATGCAGAGCTAGTAGGTCCCAACAATTCCATTGGTAGGGCACCATTACGGGGATATTTGCAAACCAGTATAGGCCTAAGCGGTAACAAGAGCTACGCTATCTACCTTCTTTGCCTTTTCTTTGGTGGCTACATCGGGTTGCACCACTACTATGTAGGGAAAATCGGCAAAGGGGTTCTATACACATGCACAATGGGGTTGTTCATGATTGGATGGATCGCAGATATTCTTAATCCCCGGCGCGGGTTTTATAGCTAGATTGTTATAAGCCAAGTCCCCTACCTCCGCGATAAGGGTGGGGGTTATTTTTTATAATACCCCCACTTGACACGTAACGTTCTAGAACTGTATAATGGGTAGTGTTCCACCAAGGAACAGGGAGAACTCAATAGTGGAGGGAGGTGATGATATGTCACCCTGGCGCTCCCCCGGTCCGTGGGAAGCAGCTGGTATTATTCTCGGCCTTCTGGCCTGGTTTTTCCCGAGAGGCGGTAAGCCTGGGAAACACCGGAAAGGCGTGAAGCGATACCGGCGCGGAAAGCGGAAGAAGTAGCCTCCCCGCCCCCCGTCCTAGATGGGGCGGGGGGGGGCCCCCCCCCCCCCCC